CGCGACAAAATGGAACACATTCCGAAACGAAGCTGGAAAGCCAGAACGTGGGGCCTTGTCAGATTGACTTGGCACTTCATTCGCTACGCGCTCACCACCATCGTCCATCGAATGTTCCTATCACATGACAGTGATATACAGTATTACTCTTCCCTTGTGGAAAGAGTCATTGAAAGGCAAAAGGACCTCCGGCGGCTATTCATACCAGCCACCAGTGACATCAACCTATTGCCTGTGTCACGCATTCACACCCACCGTAGCTCAGCCCAACTAAGAACATCTGCCAACGTCTACCTCAACGAGGTCGCTCGACAAGCCGGATACAAACCGTATAACGTCTCTAGAACGACCCATGATCTTGAGGGAGGCTGTAGATATTTCTACATGCAGAAGGACTTTGCCTACAAATATTCCTCCGATCCAATCATGGAGGACAGTGCCCTCATCTTCTGCGACGTAGACTACTACGCCGATATGAATGAATGGATGCGACACTGGAAGCCGATCCTATTGTACACTCTAGTCCCAGAGTGGACATCAGCCCGATCGCAAGAATGCGCTTTCACCATCAAGGACTCGCTGGTCGACTACTATGTTTCTGGAGGGGGGCATTATATGCATCCACTCTGGGACTACAAAGGAGACACTGTTTCCGTCGTCGATGATGACGGTAGACTTTGTATCTTCTCAGTTGAACAGCTTAAGGTCAAGGAAGACCCACATAGGAGGATAGTGTGGTTGCTACCAATGGCGAGAATACCCGCCCCTTATTGGTGGCACCTCACAAAGGAAAACCCCCTCACGCGGAAAACCATCACGCAAGATGGGGTCAATTTCCTCTACGATCCTGTATCAGACCGCCTTAGTGTCTCCCGCTCTGGGGGGTGGCACTCGGTCAACATCACTGGACGCATTTACGAGTCTATCAGGAGACGGATCGCCAACAGGACGTCGCCTCCGGTAGTGTCTGATGTGGAACGGATTCTTCGAGCCTCAGGGGACAATGAGTACGCCACAAGCGCACCCATCCTCTTCGAGCTACTGCGTGACACCAACTTCACGCCTAATATAATCCGCACCACTGAGATGCTATCCCATTTCCAACCGATAGGCCCCCTCACGACCGAGGACGGGAAACCAACTGGCGCTGTAATTGGCAACAGTTTGGTCTCCAATCCTTCTATCTTCCCAACGAGAGGCGTGAACTCTGACACCGCGACCATCAGCGGCAGAATCACGAAAGTGCGTAACAATGTGGTACCCGGAGCGAGTTTCAAGAAGTGGGCTCATGAATTCATTGAAGGATTGATCCCCCAACCTGGACTCGGAACCCCCATCTCCGTGGCAGAGGTCCGTAAACTCCAAAACGGTCCTCAACAGCGTGCCCGGTACACCAACTGTGAACACCTCCTGTCCACCACTGTTCCTAATGCCCTTAAAGCCTTTGTGAAAGCCGAGGCCTACGGCGGGGTCAATGACCCCAGGAACATAACCACCATGGGCGCTGAGCTCACGACAATGATGTCCACCTTCACCTACGCCTTTAAGGACCAAGTGCTGAAGAAATTCAGTTGGTACGGAGCAGCCAAGACCCCTGCTCAAACCACTAAACGACTTGCTACTTTGGCGCGTGGAGCTGGCCTGATTTCGACTGATTTCAGCCGCTTCGACGGGAGTGTCAGCAAATTCCTGGCCCTTACTATCATCAAGGGCGTTTACATGCGATGGTGCACCGACGATCGCAAAACGGAACTCAGCGGCTACTTTGACCAGGTCTACAAGAAGACCGGAGTAACCGCCAATGGCCTGAAATTCGAACCAGGTCATGGGACGAGGAGTGGCAGCCCGATCACATCGTGCGGCAACTCACTTGTCCACGCGTACACCCAATATTGCGCTTACAGGAGTCTAGGATTCGAACCCAAGGAAGCCCTTGGCCTAATTGGTCTGATCTGTAGCGACGATGGAATTCTCAGAAATGAGCATGACATCGGACCTGCTATGGAACACACCTGCAAGGAGCTTGGCCTTGAGCTCAAGTCCATCACCATTCCACGTGGTGAGCCTGTCCCTTACCTGGGCAGGTATTTCGTAGACCCTGAGATCACAACCGATTCCTTCCAGGATCCCATGCGCACCCTATCAAAACTTCACTTGACGGCAAACAAGACCGTCACGCCAACCCAAGCCCTTGTCAACAAGGCGGCTGGCTACATCAACACCGATCGCCTCACTCCCCTAATCGGGACGTGGGCGAAACAGGTGATTGCCCAACATGGCAATAAAGTGAAGGGAGCACTCCGCGAAGAACAGTGGAAATGCTCTAACGCATGGCCCCAGAAGGATTCCTTAGCGATCCATGACGCAATGGCTAAGGTGCTGAACATTGATAGTCAGGAACTATCCGACCTTGTCCGCATGGTCGAGAACACCGCCCTTGATCAATGGCCTGTACTCCTCGAGAACGAGCTTGTGGTGAAAATCCCTGCCGTGCTCGGTGACCAGGTCGTAGAACCGGGGCCCCAGTGTATTGACACCCAAGAACCTGACCAAACCCAACATGTCCAGCCAATCGATCAACGAAGCCAAGCGAGCACTTCAAGCAGTGTTCGAGGAATGCAGCCAGACAATCATGGCGAACACTCCTGTGTACTACCAGCGGAACATGTCCGACCAGCTCACGTCCATCGGAGCCAAGATCGGCAAGATTCGCACCGAGTTCCTCGACGATCCCAACCCCATCCACACGCAGCGAACGCGGAAACCAACGGACGCACTTTCCATCCTAGGAAGCGCAACCGCCGCAATCGCATCCACTCTGGGCCCCCCCCCACCTTTCGAGGAGGAGGAGAGGCGCCCCCTGTGAGTGCCACGTCTTGAGATCCATGACGCGCC